TGCGTCCAAACCTTTTCCGGGTCACCAAACAGCCCGCATACAGTAATTGCAATCAGCGGATGAATCTTATTTTTCAGTAAATAATCCAGCGCCTGTGCCTTAACCAGCATATTATCAGTAGAATTTCGAGTAATCTTCACATCGAAGTCTCTTACTGTCAGAGGAACATCATTTGTTGTTTGCTTAATGATATTCAAAACAATTCTGGCATGTTTTTTCTCTGCCTCAATGGTAAATGGTTCATCCAGTTTTGCCCGCTGTTCCGCAAAATCCCAACCATTCCGCAGGTAAACCGCCTGTCCGGTATCTCCTCCGGTATTCTGCTGTCGGTCTGGCATACCCTCAACGACAAGTACTTGTCGGTACACATCATCCTTGGCTACCTGTGTCTGTTCCTGATTTAATTCAGCAGTCATGAGTTTTACATCTGATTGCATTCCCTGACCAGAATCTTTAACCTCCACAGCACCAAGGTCACACATCTGTAAAAACTTCTTCTCATCAATCTCACAGTTCTTAAAAAGCATAAATGCCTGAATAAACTGCTCAATGCCATTCATCCTATCAGACTGCATTTTGTTAATCTGGTCGAGAAGCGTAATCACAATTTCAATGTCGGAGAGCCTGTCCGGATTATTCGGATACTCCACAATCGGAATACCGCCAAGACCATTTATTCCAGAATCAATTACTCTACCGCCCTTGATGATGAAATATAAATCATCCGAATAGCACTGATAATACTGTTCGTCTTTTTCATCCTTCAATACCTGAATGGAAAGTATATCTGAATCATCTTTGGCCGAATACACAACAATCGTATTCAGCGGATTCGGAATATGGATTCGGAACGGAACAATATCTGTTGACTTTCCTTTAAGCGTTACCTTGTAGGCAGTTCCAACGGCACTCTGAAAAATTCCAAGCTTGATATCTCTGGCCTGTCGATGAGCGTCCTTCATGTAATCATTTAGTTTATCCACGGCATCATTGATTTTTTTATCTGTTTTTCGGCTGACATACTGTATCGGCTCCCCATATGTCTGACTGGTACTGAATCGAACAATCTCAAGAGCATGATTTTCACAAGTCCTATTATTGATGTCAGGCCGCACTTTCTTTTCACGGTAATGAATCGGCTGGTCACCCTTGTAGTAATCGTAAAGATACCGTATCGCCGGTCGATTGTAATTCAGAACTGAAATGGCCTTACCAACGACACCAACAACATTTTCTTTGGTAATTCTATCGACATTCGTATATGCAATTTTTCTACCAAAATGTCCCTGGCATAAATCAATAAAACTATTACTGTTCATCAGCTTTTACCCTATTATGTCAAAAAAGTAAGGCCGTTGGAGGATTTTCTATATCCTTCAACGGCTTGCATTTATTTCAATATTAATAGTTATATCAAACATCCTTAATTTGATTTGGATGTCTCGCATACTTTTTACTAATACCATTTTAACATATCCAGGGTGGCATTTGTGGCAAAGATGAATAAAGTAGCAATTTAGCTGATAAGCTGCTTATAAAAAATAATGGTCTATGGTCAGGTAAAAACAACGCTGACGATTATAGAAACCACAACATAATATTTTACTGCAATCCCGTTCAGGGGAATCTGACCGCCTATAATTTCCCGGTAAATGAGACCGGTGTTTTTAAAAGCATTGTGTGTAATCAATTTGTCTCTCAGACATACATTACAATTAATAATGCACTATACCAGCGCATCGCGGCCGATAACTCATCACCATTTAGCGCTTGGGAACTTAAATGATTATTAGCGGTAATAAACGACAAAGCTGAAAGCTGATTTATTATCTGCTGCGTTTATAAAAACAGAATTTATTGCAATTGTATTGGTGATGGCTATAACTATTTTTACATCCCAACCAGTTGCGTCACGACCACAACCAGTCATCCAATTACCAGTGTTTTTACCAATCTCTGCTTTTAATATATTGACACCACATGTATATGCGTAATCCGAAGTACGGTAAATCTTAATCATCAACTCATTATATTTTTCAGGTAACGGGCAAGTATCTGTGGCCTTGTATGTACCATTTAATTTCCATTCTAAATTGCTATTTAAATTATTTGCCGCTTCCGTCAAATTAGCTCCGGCGGTCAACTGTGTTCCCATTCCAATCCGCTCAACCAGTGTATGAATATACGCCGCAGTCGGAATCTTGCTAGAATCGTTTGCATCAATGCTGGTAAGCATACTTTTCAATAATGCGTTCTGATTCAAATTCATTGTCGTGGCAATAGCTTTAGACACCTTGCCTAAAATGGTTGCAATTGCTTCTCCAGTGATAATATTCGCCAAATTAACAGCCTGAGTGAATGTCGTATTGACATCAATCGCGCCATCACTTCCCACCTTAATACTGTTACTTCCCTTTACAATTCCAACGGTTGCTTGTGTGGCCTTTTTTACAGATAAAGAAGCATTTGCATCTACCTCTGTAGTCACACCATCAGGCTTCACCACGCCGGCAATGTCAGCCGTCGCCTTACTTGCACCTTTTGCAGATACCTGCCAATAGGCTGTATCCGTAGGCGACGTACCAGCTGGAGGCTTTACCTTTGCAACGTAGCTACTCCCATCCAGCTCAACCAAGTTTCCCACATTATAATCTTTTGAATCCTCCCATGTCCCCATAGGAACAACCGCAATCGTTCCATATTCTACAGCCATTATACTGTTGCCTCCGTTTCTCCATAAAATTTGCCGTTTTCAATCCAAAAACGCATTCCCTGTGCTGCCTTATCACTCATCAATTTACCCGTTGTGAAATCTATATAAAATCGTGGAATAACTAAATCAGCTGTAGCCTCAACTTCTGATTTAATTGATTTACATTGCTGATAATACCAACCAGCGTTGTCTTGTGTATCTTCCGCTACCACGCCACCAACGGCATACCGCTGAGAAAGTAATGCGCTATCGGATGCCGCCTGTGCCTGTTCAATCGCATTTGATTCACTAGTTGAAGCAGCTTGTGCCTTCTCCGCTGCCACCTGGGCCTGCTGAGTCGCCACTTCTGCCTTTTGTGTTGCTATCTGAGCGTCAGCCGCTGCATTATTTGCAGAAGCTGAAGCATTGGTCGCTTTCTGGGTAGCAATCGCTGCCTGTGCTGTGGCAGTTTCAGAATCAACTTCTGCTGATTGCGCGTTGGAGGCCGCTACCTCCGCGTTGGTCTTAGTCTGCTCATAGTAATACTTGGCATTGTCTGTCTCGCTTCCAACAAATTCCGAATCACCAATAGCATACCGTTTCGCAAATTTCTGATACTGTAAAGCAGAATCACGGGCTGATTGGGCGTCCAACATATACTGGCGAAATTCGCCTTGAATTGCCGCATCCAATTTATCCATTGTCACGGAACCGTCAATAATCTCCGCAGTTACTACACGGTCCTTCATCGACATTGAAATGGTTGCTGTGCTGGAGAAAGTGTTGACGAATTTGGTCAAATCAACTTCCTTGGTTGTACCATCTGCTAGAGTCAAAATCAGAACATTATCATCTGTAATATCGAAATTAGCGATTACCTTCTCAATGTCCAAATCGTATGTGGTAACAGTTCCATTTTGTTGGGTAACGGTAATAACGCCTGTTTTAGCGTCTACCACAATTGAACGCACCAGGAGATTCACCAGCGATAATTCCGCCTTTTTAGAATCCAGCTGAACAATCCGGTTATCCGCCTCTTTTATACCATTTTCCGCATGGGATAGATTCTTCCGGTTTATGGGGGTTTTCTGTGACGGAAGATTTTGCCAATCTGTTATTTCATAGAACGGTTGATATGCCATTATCCATCACTCTCCTTTTCCGCCTGTTTTATGTAGTCTTTAATAGGTTTCCCTGATTCTAGTATACTGGCTAAAAGTCCAATCTTTCGTGCTGCCGCTATGCCTTTACATTCAAGACTATCAATAAAACCAACAATGGTCTCTATATCCTTTTTACGATATACAACTAATTCTTCACATTTTTTCATATCCATTTGTCCACCTCAAATCCAGATACTGCACTGCTCCGGCAAGAATTGCTACATAATTACCATATGGCAATGTATACATTCCTTGCCTTTCACTGTATCCGACCAATGTATAATCAAGCCCTAATTCCAACAATGTCGTTTTCACATCTTGCGCAATGAACCCTACACTATGAATATCACTGTCTATAAGCTTATATGCTACCGGTTGTAATCTGGAGATAATTTCATAACATTCCTTAGGACTGATTTTTTGAATATTCTCCTTACATCTTCCATCTGAAATATACTGCCAATCAACTCCATATACTGTACCAGTACAATATATACCCTTTGCATTAACATCTTCAAAAGAGCCTGTGTCTGCCTCTACTTCTCCATTACACACAATTCCTCTTTCTGCATATATAATTCCTGTTGCATTGAACGTTGCAGCCTTTATTATCGCGTCCGTAGCTTCAACAATTCCAGATGTATTGACCTTAAACTTCCCATTACCAATATTGATGCTACCACCAACAAAAGAAGCACCGTTAATATTGCCTGAAAAGTTAGCATTACCACTTTCATCAACCGTTAAATTGTTTGCAGTAATGATAAAATTCCCTGTAGTTAACTCTATCCTATTTCCAGTTATTTTTAGTTCTGAATTCAGCTGGCTTGTAACTTCGCCTTTAGAAACTTTCTCGTCAACACGCAGAGCTATTTCATCAGCCTTTACAGATAAAGAGGCTTCTGCATCCTGAGCACGCTTAACTTCAGCAGTGATTTCATTAGATACCACTTTGAATTGAGCTTCGGCATATTCTTTTAAGTCGGTTACTTTAACCGATACTTCCTCGACTGATTTTTTTATTACAGCTGCTTTTCCCTCTAGCTGAATAATCTCTGAACGAATACCTGAGGTTTCTTCCAGTTCAAGGCTTCCTTTAGCTTCATAGGTATCCATCATTCCTTGTATGCCTTTTAACGTCCGCTTTAGGCAATAGGTTTCAATTACATCATCTGTCGTATAACAGACAATACCATCCCCTACTTCAACCCAAGGAAGTGCTGGACCAGCTATTTTACATGGTCTATACAATCGCCCACTTATCTGGGTATAAACAACATCTGCAATTTCATTTAATTCTTCACTTGATTTACCAAATACCAGAAAATTCCCTTGCACTACATAGCAATTTGTACCCTCCTCATGCGACCAGCCACCAACATCTCCCTCCTCTTGACGTATCTGGACCTTATCAATCGGCCTAACTGTATAATCTTCATAACTGGTTTCTGACTGTTTATAAAAAGATAATGTCTCTCCCTGCGACATCTGGGAAGGGAATAAATCCTCATCCGGAAATAAATCTTCAGCAGGGAATAAACTTGCATTCTCAAGTGAAACGTATTTTACTCTCCCGGTCTTATCTACCTGTCCGAAACACCCATTAATTTCACATATGGCCTGTAGTACTTTCAATCCACTCAATTGCTCCGGCTCAATTGTCTTTGTAATTGACATGTCATCAAGTGGTAAAGACACATCAACCTGCCCAATTCCGATATGCCCGCATAATAAATCCCTGAAAGATTTTAGCGTCATTGGGAAAGTCAGTCCTTGATACCATGAAGCGACATCAGTTTGAAATTTTCTCATTCGATTGTAAGCGGTGATTTTCTTTTTCCTGCGGTCCGATTCCAACCTTATAAAACTTTTTACCCTATAAATTCCCATGGCCATTTCGTATCCGCCAATTTCAACAGTGAACATGAATTCTTTGCCGGTAAGGTCAATCAATACATCTGCCACGGTGATTTCAAACTGTGTAGCATTACACTCTCCAAATTTCAAATCATCACTTTCACATAGGCCTTCAGTGATTGTCAATGCTTCTGTAAGCACCTGCTCATTATCTATCACATAACATGGTTCTTGGTCTATTGGAAACAATTCATCAGAAGGAAACAGAGATTCCTCCGGAAATAACAATTGTACATCTTCATTGTAGAAATACAATTTCAAATGTCTCTGTGTGTCCTTTGTTATGTTGTCAGCCTTAAATAAACTCTTTATGCTCTCCGGAATATCCAGCATTTATTATCACCACCTAATATTCTGTGAATGTCACCTTAATTGGTTTGTACAAAATCTCCTTCTTCTCTTCATCAACCATATAAAATTCATATGGTACATCGGCAATATAAAACGCCCCCGAAACATACGAGGACGTATTGGGATTCCAATATTCGACTTCACATCTCACCCTGTTGTCATGCGGCAAGAAGGAATTAAGTATTTCCGCATCTTTCAAATACAAGGCAGTTGTTGTGAATTCGATTGAGGTAGCCGTGTGTGGAAGCGCAGTCCGATGCAATACTCCATCCGCATCTCGATATGGGTCTAAATCCATTATCTGGTCTGGAGTGATTTTTAGGGATTCAGCCGCAATAAGTCTGGTGGGGAACGTCTTTCCATTTATTTTTAACAGCCATCCTTCAAAAGCCATAATCATCCCCTCTTAGCAAACAAAAACACCCAGGATTACCCAGGTGTTATCATATTTCTCTCATATAGATTTTATCACTTTTTTATGAAAATTATGAAACTTATTTAATATGACATTCTTCTAAACAATACCATTTTAACATATCCAGGGTGGCATTTGTGGCAAAGATAAAAATAATGTAGCCACTCTGCATAAGACAGAATGGCTATGTATGGGTTTTGGGCAATAAAAAAAGCCGACTGATTCTCGTTTTGAAAACCAATCGGCTATCACTTAAATCCCAAAAAACTTATCAGAGGAACTTAATTCTAATATTTTTGCTTTTTCAATATATTTCTGCTCCACTTTATCAATGCGTTCCCGCAATATTGGGATAATATACTGTCCTTTAATACCTTCGCAAATCTCAAAAATTGTTTTTAACTGGTTTATATGTGTATTTTCCATTTTATCATGAATAACGAATTGTGGAACATTCATTCCTAGTTCTATACTATATTGCATATAAGCTAAATCATATGCAACAATAACTGCTTTTTTCTTTCCTGTTCCAACTTTTCCTCCAAGCGACGCAATACTAATAGGAAACTTTTTTTCCTCCTTCCAATTTTCGTTATAAGCCAACAAATATTTTTCTCCATAAAGTCTTTGACAATAGTCAGAAAATATTTGATTGAATGTCTTAATCTTATCTTCTATTTTTTCATTATTCATTTGCTTTTCAATATCAGAAAGCTCGCTATTAAGATTTTGACGTATCTGCTCCTGTTCTTCCAACAAATGAATAGATTGTTGTATCTCTCCTTTCTTTAATGATAACTCTTCAATCTTTCGATTAAGCATGTTCAGTTCATCCAGCAATCCTTCATCCAAAACTTCTATGGTTATTTTTTCTTTCTCCTTTAAAATTTCGGATAGCTGTTTTGAATATTGTTCCAATAATTCCTGTTTTGTATATAGTTGCACTTTAATAAAGTCAATCCTATTTTGTATCATTGAATTATGGAAATTCACCATTTCTTCAAAGCTCTTCTGCAAATCAGGCACATAACTTTGAGCTTCCGTATAAATTGCTTTCAACGTACCAAAATCAATATCCCTTTTCTCTTTGGAAAGATTTTCAATACTCTTATTTATATTTTCTATTTCAAAATCCACTAACTGCATTTTTTCTTGTAAATCATTGATGCGTACTGTTAGCTTTCGTTTTGTATCTAATTCGTCTCTATAAGAATCCATATAAGATAATTGCTGTCTTTTCTTATATAAATCTGCCAGATCTGAATCAATAATCTCAAGCGACTGCTTCAAAAGACTTAATGATGTTATACTTTTACTTTTTTCTAATGCTTGAATTGTTTTCTGGCATTCAGCTATTCTTCCTGCAAGTTCATTCTTTTTGCTAATTAACTTTTCGGTATATATCTGAAACAAAAAACTATAAATCGCATCATAGTCATCCGATGTAGTCATTATCGGCAGATATTTTATCATCTTATCTTCCGCAGTATTTTCCAATCTTACAAATTTGGGTATCAACTGCCTAAATGTTGGATTTGGCTCACTTAAATTAAATAATAATTTCTTTAACTCATTCCAAAAATCATTTTGATTATAACTTTCATCAAAAATATACTTGTTTCCTCTAGGATATAAATCCCTTTTAATTGAATATATTTTCTCTTTTTTGTCTACCAAAATCAACTCAGCCTGAACTTTATATTCACTCAAAAAATCTTTCACATCTTTATTTTCACTTCTTGTATCTGAATCATAATACAGTTCTCTAATTGATTTTGCTCCTAAACATAAATCAATTATCTTTATTGTTGTAGATTTACCAACACTATTGCCACTTTCAATAAGATCTTCAGGGGTATTATCTACAATCAAATTAAGTCCTTTTAAATTAAATGTTATGTCTCTAATGATCTCTTCAGAAGGCTGTGTTTTGCGTACTATTAACTTTTTTATTTTCATAATACACCTTTCCTTCCTTTATTTTTATAAGTGACAGTATAAAAATCCAATCTAAAGCATAATAAATAAAATCTACATGAATCTTCTCATTGATTTGTTGTTGAACCTCTAATAACATTTCTTCTATAAGTATAACTCTTTTTTGTTCTAAAATAGTTAATAGGATTCCACCTAAATAATATAAAGACCGATTCGGTTCACGTTCAACATTCACAATCATAATGGTTTCTCCAATATTTTGCATTCCATAAAGCAATAACATGTAAAACATGTCACTCCTAATTCCATATCCTCTATGTACATAATATCTATTTCATTCGCAGCTTTTACTGTCTCAAATATTTTGTCCTGTACCATGTCTATTATCTTATCTGAATTTTGTCTTATTATATCAATATCTTCTTTGCCAGAATCTTTGTTTTCCAGCAAAATAGATCCTCTTTCCTTCATATACCATGAATAGACACAATTCAATATTTTTGCTTTCCCCCTCATGTTGGAGTCATCATAAGCGTTTAAGTACCCTTCACAAATAGAATAATACGCAGAAAAATATCTTATTATATCCTTATACTTAATCACATGATTATATTCTATCTTTTCATCTGGTTTAAACTCTTTTGAATCAAATGTGCTTTCTATATCATCACTTGAACATACTTCTCCCAATGATTTTACTACCGCTGAGATCAACGAAGGAATTCTCACAGCATTTTTAATTGAAACTTCGATATTTCCTTTGTTCTCTCCTACAATCAATCCTTGATTGCTTCCACTATTATCTATTTTGTAGTCATTTCTTGTCATTTATGAATATCTCCCGAATTATTTCCAATTAAAATACCGGAATTGTTCCCACTATTTGAAACTCGCATATTTCCTTTATTTTCGATATTTCTACTATGTTCTTCTTTTATTTGTTCCAATATCCTTTTCGATTCATTTTTCGCTCTTACTGCTATAATCGTTGAAATAACTGTAGCCACGGTCCCTATCGCAGTAAATATCAATGTCCAATCCATTTTTTTCTCCTCCTAAGTCCCATTACTATTTTAACAAAATTTATTATACTCGTCCATATCCACGCATCATAATTTTACGTTATCTAATCCATTATACGAATCCAGGTCACAAACTCCACCCGTCCACCTAGTGTTATTTCGTCCATAATCCCCCATCTTGTCCACAAAATACGGTACAATCAGCACCAAATAACACTAAATAATGCGGTTTTCACCCTGTCAAGCGCTGGGTAACAAAAGAAGTATTGCCAGCTATCCGTAAACACGGAATCTATGCAACCGACAAAGTAATCGACGATATCCTGAACAACCCGGATTTCGGAATCGAACTCCTAACAAAATTGAAAGAAGAACGAGCCGCACGTCTGGCAGCAGAAAAGAAAAACGCCATCCTTATGCACGTCAACAAAACATATACGATGACAGAAATCGCCAAGGAACTCGGCCTGAAGTCTGCCATAGAACTGAACAAACTACTTGCCAAAAAGAAAATCCAATATAAAGTAAATGAAACGTGGGTCATGTATTCTCAGTACAGCGACTTGGGTTATGAGGAAATTAAACAGGAAGTCTTGGACAACGGCAAGGTTATCTATCACAGAAGAATTACACAAATGGGCCGGGAATTTATATTGAATTTATTCGATTCTGTAGCATAAACTCTCCGTATACTCTGAAATATCACAAGAGGGTGCCAATAATGGCACCCCATTAACAAATCAAGATATTTTTTTGCTCAAATAGCATCCCCTCCAAGTCACTGTGCTATCGCAGCAGTAGGATATGGGGCATTAATTTCAACATCTACTGGTTCTCCCTTTTATCAAAGATATTTCAATAATATTCCCAGCTATTTCGGTTGAAGTTGAATTTTGCCCCCAAGAACCACTTCCACCGTGCAACCATCTACAAGTTGTACATTCGCATATGTTATCTCGCCAGGCTTGATTATCTCGTTAACAATATCACCATAATCCGTACCCGGACTACACACATGCACATTGCCCTGTTCAATTCCGACAATATCATATTTTCCTGCCGGAATATCTTCCCCTACCACATACCTCCCAGTTGTCAATTGAATTGGCTCTGTGTTCTCATCATTTTTATCTATTAGTTCAATATCTTCTTCCGTATTATTTGTTATCAATGAGCTACTTTTTGAATCCGAAAGTAAATCCTCTATATGTAAAATTGTTGCTTCAACATCAGCATTGCCTTGAGCCATCAATGCCTCTGCCACAAGAAACCCAAGTTCTCCTATTTCGTGACCTTTCGTTCCATCTTCATAGTGCGTATAAAAATACCCTATTGCTAAAAGAAATTTATTAAATTCATCACTATCGTTCCATGTATATACTGTTAAATCTTCTACATATGGCAATGACTCTACTAAACTATTATAATATATTTGCTTTTCTATGTCCGTATTTCCGAGATTCTTTGCAGAGTCAATTATATTCTGTTTGAATTGTTCGGAAATATCATCGGAAGCTGAATTTGAGTAGAGACTCTCTACTGAATTAGAATTATCCACCACCTGAATGTAAGTATCCTTTCTGTCACACCGTATAACTGGCATATCAACTTTATCAGAATAGCCAGTATATACACCAAACACTCTTACTTCCTGTCCAACGCAATCATCAATATCTTCAGAAATATCACCTGTAACACATACTGGAACAATCCAATTATTCCCTTCCAAATCAACTACCGATAATGATACTATATTATCAACAATTAATTTCTCTTTTACGGCCCCATCAATATATACTTTTGTGTTCCCTAATCCATTATCGGATGCGTAAGAATTGTACTTGCTAAAATCAGCTTTTTCAAACCCATTTATTATATTGTCATTAATTGTTGTTTCTTGAACCGAAATTATAGAAGCCTTATGATACTCGTCATTACCAGCTTGCTTTTGTGAACATCCTAATAAAACAATGCAAGACAACAAAAATAAAAAATATTTTCTTAACATAAAATCCCTCCCCCACTTGTAATAATTTAATTATAACATTTGGGGGAGATAATTCAACATCAATCTATACCTTTAAATCCTGTCTTTCCGGTTTGCGCAAAATGTCTCGATACGCCTCTGCGTGTAGCATTATAGATTCCATTTTCGTCAATTACAGGTTTTTCTACAAGCTGTTCAAGCAAATCATTATTTCGTTTCAATTCATAAAGCAATTCCGCATTAGAGTCTTTTAAGCTTGCTGTCAATTCTGCTGTGTAATCCATGTTGATAGAACCAGTGTTAAAGCTTGGCAAGGATACCTTTGGTGCCATAGCATATTGATTCAATAAATCATTACCTAATGTGTAAGTAAAATTAGAACCAGGAAAGGCTATATGATACCCGCTTAACGTGGATTTCATAGAATCTATCCAATGTTCTATCATAGGCACGGTTTTGTCCATTTCAGCACTAAACTCATTATTAAATCCAATACCGGCAAATGCACCATACTGTCCCATAATTTTGGAAGGGCTATGTTCATCCAATCCCCTCTTTCCAGTTACAGTTTCCTTTAATTCATCAACCTTTCTCCCAAGCCATGAATCATCCCACCAGTCCTTCATTCCCTGCCAGAATCCCTTACTTGCATTGGCTCCAGCATCATAAAGAGAACCAACTCCTTTATCATTTGGATTAAACTCATTATTCATGGTAGTTTTAGCTGCACCAGCAAGATTTTTAGTTTCAGTCTCTACTGTGCTTTGGCCACTTTTTATACCTTCCGCCAGACTATCAGCCCCATCAATTCCAAGCGTCTTAAGTTTTTCAATAAGTCCAGGGCGCTCTGATTCTTCTGCTGATGAAATTTGTGCCAATAACTCAACTGCCTTAGCCTGTACTTCGGCACTTGTTTTTGAATCACCCAACTGTTCTATTAGAGCTTCTGGAACTTTCACTCCCAACCCGGCAAATAATTCAATTAAATGTCCTTCGGTCAAACTGTGCCCATTTTGTATTCCGGCAAGCAAATCCATTGTCGAATTCTGCACTGTAGGTTCTTTTTCTGAAAAGTTTTTCACTATTGCATCTGGTAAATCATAACCAATTTTCTCAAACAATGATTTTATTTCCGGTGTCTGGACTTCAGCACCAATTTTGATTTGCATAAGCATCTTTGTAACTTCCGTTTGGGCTTCCGGTTCCATTTTAGCAATGGCATTTGCTAATTCTTTGGGCAATGATAATCCTAAACTCTCAAAAGCACTTTGCACTTCACTTCCAGATGCTTGTACACCCTCCGCCAAAGATTTAAAAAATTCTTGAATTGGAGTAATGTCAAAGTTCTTATCCAAAGCTAAATTTTGCATGAAATCTTCCGATAGATTTAAATCCAAATTGGAAAATTCCGTATTCAAGTCACGTAAGGATTGTTTATATTCGTTAGATGCCAATATGCCTGCCTTTTCTGTTTCTATAGCTTCTTTTTCCTTTTGAGTACATTCATCAATGGTACTTTTCATGGAATCTAATTGATACTCCGCTTTCTCTTGTGTGTCTTTAGCATTTTTCAGATTTATATTATATTCCTCTGTTTCCTTTCTTAATCCCTCAAGTGCCTTTTTTAGCGTAGCAACATCCTGTACCCCATATTTCTCTGCAAAAGCATTAGGACTATTCTGAAAATCTACATACGCCTGATTTATATCTAACTGTCCATCAGCAATCTGCTTAATAACCTCGGGAGCAATCCCTGCCTGTTTTAAGTAATTATCAAATGCCTTATTATACTCGTCAATAGCTTTGTTGACATTGTTTTGTGCTTCGTACTGATTTTTGTATGCTTCAACAAGGTATTCTTGTGCGGCCTGCTTTTGTGCGAGGCTTTCATATCCTTGTATTACTGCATCCAATGACTCTTTCTGAATATCTAAATACCCTGTTTCATCATCAATATATTTACTTAAATTAGGAATAATATCCACAAGGTCGTCTGATACCTGCTTTAACCGTTCTTTCTCGCCTGCACTTAAAGAGGCTTTATCGGACAGCTCATTATACTCTTTCGCCAAATCCCTTGCTACCTGTGCTTCTGCCACACCAGCGGTTTCAACAGCATTTCTTGTATTATCCAAGCTTGTATTAATCTGGTTTGTTTTTTGTGACACTTCATCGTTCAAATCACTTAGCGCCTGTGAAAATTGACCTATTGCTGAACTTTTAGCCGCCTCGTCAGTAACTCGCATAATACGCTGTGCAATCAGCAAAATACCACCAGCAATTGCAGTAAATGCAATTCCGCCTAATGCGGATGGACCAAGAGCATAAGTTATCCCATCTATAATACTCCCTGTTTCGGCCGACTCTAACATTATTATCCTAAATGTCTGAAATGCGCCTGAGAGTGGTTTTAATGCAGTAGTTATCCCATCCATAATTGATGATATACCACTATATGTTTTCCAAACCATGAAAAAAGTCATAAATGCTTGTGTCAAACCTTCTATGACTGACTTCGGAATTGAATTTAGCACTCCCGCCATAAAATTAAAAGCATTTCCGATACCATTAATCAAAGTTTCGAGCGTCGGAGATACAATCGGTGTAATCCCTTTAATGAAATTAATGAGTCCCTGACCAATACCAGAAACAAATTTTCCAAGCGCTGATGCCAAATTTTTAAATCCTGTAGCTAAAACAGACCAATTCACATCAATCACGCCGAACTTATCTAATGCAAAGACAAGCCCAGCAATCCCACCTGCAATGGCAACATACTTCATGGGGCCTACTAGCTTAAAAAGTTTTTGCAATGGACTATAGATATTTTTTACACCCTTAACCGCTGCATCTACAGTTTTAAATCCCATAATTCCGGTTGCAACTACGCCAAGAGCATAACCAATCTTTTCAGCTGTATCTGGCGAAATCTTTCTTAGAGCCTCCGCTACGCTGTTTATACCATTAGGAACTATGAAGTTAATGAAGTCGGCACCTACGGACAATAAATCTCCAAAAAAGTCAATAAGCCCTTCTCCTACCTTCGTGGAAAATGGCGTAAGTGCCTGCCAGAAGTTCTTTAATGCTTCATTGATTGCCGGAAAATCAATCTTCATCAAAAAAGCATTTATATTGTCAACAAGCATAGGAAGCCCGGTGCCAAGGGTCCATTTTCCTACAGGAACCAAAAATTCACTCCAAAAATCTTTCAAAGCAGTCCATGTAAAATCTCCCAGACGAGCAAGCCCTTCATTCCAAAGTCTCTTTAAAGATTCCCTGGTTGGTTCTGCGGCCTCCCAAATACGTTGAAATGCCCTCGTGATTTTATCAGCTAATTCTTGGGCTGAGTTCTCCATGTTCGCAAATGCCTTATCCCATGCCAGCTGATATTCAGCAAACGCATCATTGAAAGCATCATCCAACAGGCCACCAGCACCTCCGCCAGAACCACTTCCACCGCTACCGGAATCTTTTTGCGAATTAATAACATTCAATGTATCGAATTCCTGGAGGTTGTCTGCCATCTTCTTTGTGTTCTTTGCAGCATCACCGGTACTATCTGCAATACCGTCAGCAGCATCTTCCATATCCCCAAAATCCGTAGCCGCAGAACCAACCGAAGAACTAAAACCACCTATCTTTATTCCCAACAAACCGCCTATCCAAGAAAATAGCCTTTGTATGGCGATTACCAGCGCGTTTATGTATGGAAGGACTTTTGATACTATAGGCAGAAGCAAGTTACCTATTGTTCGTGCCAAATTTGCAAAATTAGCCTGTAACAGGCGTAACTGGTTTGCTGGCTGTCCTATCGTATCAGCCATGTCACCCCAAGCATATTTAGTAGATTGGAGTAAAATAATAGTCCGTAAAAGTGCCTTGTCCTGCTGTCCCAGTTTTGCAATTTTGGCATCTATACCTAACTCATATAATTTCTCTTGCAGATTCACATTACGAATATTGACACCGTACTTATCCAATGTTCGGCTCATACCGACCATGCCAGATGCCATATCCTGCCATACATCCTCAAACTTAAGATTCTTTACGGAAGCTAAATCCGCTCCAATCATAGTAAGGGCATTGGATAACTTCAAAGCAGTTTCAGAAGCAACACCCATAGAGGATGCCATTTGACCAAAAGTAGCTTGATAATTCATAAGCTTTTCCGGGTCCAATCCAAGACTGGGCATTCCAGTTGCTATTAGATTCCCATATGCATCTGGTTGAAATCCTGTCATTTTACCTGTCAATGCTTTTGCTCTCTCGCTGAAAGATTTAGCATAAGCTTCAGCAGACTCATAACCAGCTTTCTTCCACTCTCCT